GCCTCTAATTCAACTCTATCTTTACCGATTCCAATATTATTTACAAATACATCTTGTGTTTGTTTCTTCCAAGTAACTGGTCTCTCAAGTGTTCTAACAGTTGTGATTCCAGCCTTAACGTAAGTGTTTGTAGTCACTGTATCAGAAGTTGTGATACCTGTAACTGTTCTTGGTTCTTGTTGGAATGCATCATCTAAACCAATATCAGGATATTTATTGATTGTTAATTGGTCGCCAGTTTTAACTGTTTCTAAAATATCAACCTCAAGAACATCATCATCAGAGGCACGATAGTAGTAAATTCTTAATTTATCATCGGCTTTAGGAGCTTCGGAGAATGTAATTTGTGAACCACCACTATACACATAACTTTCATTAGGAACTTGAAGAATATCATTCAAGAATATTAAAGTATTATCTGCAACTTTAATTGGAGATCCTTTTGCAGCTCTTATAGTAATCGGTGTTTCAACCGCACCAATAGTTTTAGTTATTGGGAATGATTTTCTATTACCATCAAATAAGTCTTCAAATGTATTCAATTTTTCTAACTCACCAAATGTAAATCCAGCAAAACTATCATTGAATGTGTCAAGAACAGTTAATTCAAAATCTTTAACCACTTTATTAGCATCTGTTAGAATACCAGCTTGACCACCCTCCTCTATCTTAAGAACATCATTAATTTTGTAATTATATCCAAAGTTTGTGATTTGGAAACTAATTATACTTGATGCAGTGCCAACACGAACTGATATAGATGCACCGATACCAGTAGAACTACCAACCAATCTTAAGTTTTCATAATTAAGTGGTTTTTCAAACTCAAGAACTGGAGGAGTTGCAGAACTAAATCCAGAACCACCACCATTTGTAATAGTAACAGATGTAACTATACCAGCAGATACATTTGCCTTACCTATAGTTACGATACCAGAACTTCCACGAGCTTTAACAAGTATGTTTGTTTGCAATCCAACTCTATAACCAGAACCACTGTTTCCAATCGATACCGATTCAATAGTTCCAGCAGCAGATACGATTGCAGTTCCACCAGCAGCGACCAAAGGTTGATATCCAAAGTTTGTAGTTTCACCAACAGAGACGATAATACCACCTCTAGGAACTGATGATATATTTACATCATAATTATTTGTAGCTCCGACACCCGTAAAACTTACAGAGGTAATACCAGCAGTTTCAACAATATTGTAGTCATCATTTGGATTCTGGAATATTTCATTCAGTAAAATAACACCAGTGTTAGTTGCGAATCCAGTTACGTTTGAACCACTAGATTTCAAAATAAAGTTAGTTGCGATTCCTGTGAATTGTTCTTCTACAGTGTCAAATACAAAGTTATCCGTATAAGTTTCTTGTGTTCCTCCAGGCACTCCAGTTCTAGTGAAGACTCGACCAGCAAACGTGGATGTAGTTGTCAAACCAGATGGGCCTTTCTCACCTTTAGGTGGGTCTGTAAAGTTGATTGTATCTTCAACAATTTGATAGTTACCTAAGAACTTAGTAACGGTATCACCAGCACTGTGGTTTGCGATTGCAGAATTCAGTCTTCCTCTTCTTACAAGTATTCTATTCGTAGATCCAATACCAACAGTATCAATCTTCATAAACTCATCATTAACTTTAATTGTATCACCTGAGAAGAATGATGATATTCCAGTTATTGTAATGAAGTCTGTCTCTAACGCTGCATCAAATGATAGTTTGACATTTACAGGAGATTGTATGACTGGACTTTGAATATTGTTATCTAAAGTTATCAAAGCCTTAGAATTAAGATTCTTTGCAGTAAATGAGTGAGTTGTTCCAACTCCAACAGCTGATACATCAATGACTTTTGGAATCGCTTGAAGTGACTCTGCAGCAGTTCTAGCAACTTTAAATTTATTCTCTGCAATTTTAACCGCAAATACTGTAGATGGTAATTTTGTAGTAACACCAATCCCACTAATCGCTGTTGCTGCGATACCAATACTCATTGTTGTACCAGCACCAGTTGGTGTATAAGTTAATTCTTCACCAGTCTGGAAGAAGTGATTATTGACTATAAATGTATCATTTGTAACATCAACCACTGCAGCATCTGATGAATCAAATGTCTTGTGGAATATTGAGTCTCCAGCATGTTTTAGAGGGAATGAGAACTTAATATCATTCTCTGTTCCAGTATATGAACCTTCAGCAGACTTCAATCTAGAATTTGTAAATGTAACAAAACCAACTCCACCTGTTCCAGTTTCGTTAAAATTTCTTTGGAATACTTTAGTTGTGATTGCTGTATTCGCTGGAGGAGTTAGACGAAGTTCAATATCACCACCAGAGGCTGTTGAATAACCAACACCAATGACTCCAAGACCAGATGTTGAAGTATTATTCGTGGAGAAGTTATCTATGTAACCGAACTCTGTAAAGAAGGGTTCATTACTATCATGAATCGCAGTTACCTGAGTGACAGCATACTTATCATTTGTTGTGTCATGTATTTCAATCAGTGCGTCAAAGGCGGTATATGTATTTGAATTGATTCCACTAATTCTTGTTGCTTGTGGAGTTCCTGTAGCTGCGATGTTAGTAGTTGTGGACAACAACTCTGTTAATGATATAGTTGTGCTTCCAATACCTGTTGCAGTTGAACCTATAGATGTTTGATGAACTCTCATCGTTACACCAATTCCAGTCTCAGGAGTAAAGTAAACACTTGTAATACCTGACCTTACATCTGCGCCAAACGTGCCGAGTCCCACACTTGGAGCATTAGTCCCAGATATATTATCATTAATCATTTGTGCATAGTCTAAGAGATAAACCTCTTCGCTATCATTTAACACAACTAATTCGTTTATTTGAGTTCTTTCCTGACCACCTAATTCTTGTGTTTGAACAAGTAATTTAGTTGTTGTAACCGCAGTGGTTCCAAATCCTACAACTTGAACTGGAGATGGATCTGTGGAACCAATACCAGTTGATGAAGATATGATGCTGACACCTACTCCAACATTTATCTCGGTTCCAATATCTCCCTCAGCTGCAACTGTATTTTTAAATGTTTCTTGTGCAAATATTCTTAATGAATAGTTATTAAACTTAGATTTAGCTGGAACGAATCTTAAATTACCTGTTGTTCCAGTTATTGCAAAATCAAAATCACCAAGATCAATGGATGTTTCCACACGACCAAACTTCATCATATAACCGATAGACCTATCATGAAGTAAGTTAACCTGAATAATTTCTTTTTCACCTGAAAATCTAGTGTCAAACAGTAAAACATAAAACTTAACACCATCAACCTCATCAATATCAAAGGCAAACACATCAGAAAACGCAGTCGCACGAGGTAAGTCATTGAACTGAGAACTAACACTATCAATTGAGATTGCTCTGTTTGTTCTTGACTCGATGTAATCTGTTAAAATTTTATTTCCAAAATTAATTTCATCAGAGGCAAATAATCCAGAAATATTTTTAGAATTTTCTGTAACTAAATCAAAATCATATGAGTTGTGTAAAGATTCATTCTCACTGACCAAATCAGCAACAACAATAGCCACACTAGTTGAAACTCCAACAGAGGCATTTCTACGATTTTTATCATCAGTGGATGCAGTTGATACGATACTTACATCTGCAAAGTTTCTAAATCCAACAACATGTCCAAGACTGTTAACTGGATCTTTCCATGTGTCATACTGAACTGGACTTTGTAATGAATATGAGAATGTTTGATAATAATCATTATCTGCAAGTTTTTGTAATTCTGTGTTTAATTTTCCAGTCTCTCTACGGAAACCACTTCTAAATTCAGAATTTGAATCAATATTAAAAACAGAACTAAATTTAGTTGTTTGTTCAATTAGTGCGATTGATTTAGATGATTCACCATTGATTGATTCTCCAACATTAAAAGTATCGTTTGAGAGAACTTTTAGATACTTGTTGTTCTCATTCCATGCAACAACAATTCCTTCTTTATCACCTGTACTTACTTTTTCCCCAATACTAAATTGATTTGTATCTACGCTTATATCAAATGCAGCAATATTTACAAATGGTATCGCTTGTCCAGAAGATGAAGATCCACTAAAGATACCTGGCTGTGTAACTGACCTATCCAAATTGTATGATACGGTTGCATTTCCTCCGCCTGGGTTAGTGTTCACTCCAGTAATTACAAATGGTTCATAATTATAATCTGATGAATTAAATCCACTTCCTGTTGACCCAATACCTATATTTTCAACATATAATTTTTCTCCTAATGTAAATGGATATGTTGTAGAATCATACCCACCTTCAAGAGTTAGAGTTACTAAGTTAGTACCACTTGTAAATGATAGATCTTTAACTTTTATTCCATTATTATTATTTGTAGCAACAATTCTTGGATTTGTATCATATAATGAGTTTGTGTTTGTTAAAAGTTTAACTTTAGATACAGATGTTCCCTGTAATTCAACAGTTGTTATAACTTCATCTTTAACCAAACCAGTCACACGATCTATGACAACAAT